CGACTTAGACGACCAAGTGCGTCAAGCCTTCGCTGAACTTGGGGAGGAAGAAAAGGAACTGGATTCAAAGATTGAAGCCTACCGCAAGAAGAATCGGGACGCAAGCGTGGAAGAAATGGCCAAGGAGTTCGGGGTCAGCAAAGCGAAAGTCGCCAAGCGTGTGGCGTACTTGATTACAAAAGACCGTTACCCCATCGCAAGGGCCGTGGACCAAATCGCCGAGCAGGGCTTGCCCAAAAACATCAAGGAAGTGGCCGAACCCGTGCTGGAGGTGAGATACAAATACTCTTGGGCCGCAGGGTTCAGCAACAAGGATAAGAAGACCAGCCGTGAGTTTTGCAAGGTCATGCTGGACCTCGCTGACCAAGGCAAGGTTTACACTCGTGACGACATCAACGGCATCAGTAACATCATGGGCTACTCCGTTTGGAACCGCCGTGGGGGTTGGTATCACACAGCCAGCGGAGTGAACCGCCCCCAATGCCGCCATGTATGGGAGCAGCAACTCGTCATCCGCAAAGGCAATAAAATCACAAAGGCATGAAGGCACTCTTTATCAGCGAACAAACCCTGCTGGACAACTCCGTAATCAACGAGAATGTATCGTTCACGCAGATACGGCCCACCATCGTGAAGGTCCAAGAGATGCGGATCCAACCAATAGTCGGTTCGGCCCTGTACTCGGAAATGGTGACGCAAGTTGTGAGCGGTACGACTACGGCCTTGAACACGACGCTCTTGGAGGACTACATCCAGCCCGCCATGGTGCAATGGCTCTACTACGAGTTGCCCATGGTGCTTGCCTTTAAGTACATGAACAAAGGAATGGTCCGCAGAACCAGCGAAGAATCCAGCCAAATGAGCATGGACGAAATCACCCGCTTGACGGACAAAGTGAAGAACGATGCGGAGTGGTACTCCGAAAGGATTACCCGCTACCTCATGGAGCAGAAGGCGAACTACCCGCTATTCAACTCCCCGCCATCGGCGTTGGACACCATCTACCCGAACGGGACCAATTACAACACGGGGATGGCCTTGGATGCTCGGACCCTGCGCCGTGGTGCTGGACTTGACCGCCCGTGGCCCTATGACCCTTACTGCTCCAACTGCTGAAACCTATGGGAGCGCACTCAAAAAATATTCTGAAATTACAGGCTTATGTCATGGATAAAAATCAAGCAAGCACTCCTTGCGCTTGCAAATGCCCACCCGCAGGTCAACTCCTTCGGGACGGGCGACCCGCTTGCAATCGGGACCGACAACACGATAAACCTGCGCACCCCAAGCCGTGAGCGAATCGTCTATCCGCTCGTGTTTGCGGATGTTCAGTCAGCGAGTACGGACTTGGGCAGTTTGGCTCTTACTGTGGGTGTCTATTTTTCTGACCGAGTGGAATCCATTGCCACGATGGGCGGCGTGGTTTCGGGCAGTCCGACGCTCGGTTGGCAGGATAACGAAGACGAGGTTTTGAGTGACCAACTACAAATCGCACAGGACTTCATTTCAGCCCTTACAAACGACCCGACGCAAGAGTGGACGCTAAGTACCAGCGTGTCCTTGACGAGGTTTGTAGAGAGCCGTGACGACCGCACGGCGGGGTGGGTGGCTACCTTGTCATTCCAACTGCCGTACTCTCACTCCGTTTGTGAAATTCCTTCATAAGATACATTTACCCTTACAAGCAACCCAAACAAAATGCCAACTCCAATCTTACAACAAATGCTCGGACAGGGCGGTACTTGCGAACTGATTGATTCAGGTGCAGCCGCAACGGGCAAGAACTACGACTTTCTTGTCGTCAATTCAGCCGCAACGATGACCACCCTAACGGGTACAGGCAGCGAGAACCTGCTGACCGCTTACAACTTTTCGACCAAATCCATCTCCGCAGGCATCGTGATTTGCGGTCGCAACGGCGGCAAGATTACGGCGGTAACGGTTTCGGTTGGTAGCGTCATCGGTTACACCTTCCTCTAACCATGCTGATAGGCTACGGCTACGGCTACCCTCGCTCCATGGTGATGGGCAAGACCCCCGCAGAACTTGCGTGGGCTGCCTTCAACGCCCGTGCTACGACCGACGGGGCAGCAGCGGCAGAAGCCGCCGTCAACGGTTGCCTGCAAGCCCGATTTGCCGTAATATTCAATTTCTAATATGCCCACGCCTTCACTACTCATAGTCCCCGCCCGATTCAAAACGGGGCGGTTGTATTCGCAAATACCTGTACCCGTAGCCCCAGCGACAACGGGGGCGGGAGATTTCACCGTTACCCGCAACACGACTGCGACGAGGCTGAACTCGGCAGGAGCGATTGAATCCGTTGCATCGGGCATCCCACGCTTGGACTATTCGGTCAGCGGATTTGTCACGGGGTGTCCTGCGCTTTTGGTAGAACCCGCTGCGACCAATGAAATCCGCAACAACTCAAACACGAATGCGGTCACGGGAACACCTGGAACTTTGCCGACAAACTGGAGCGAAACTTTGGCGGGACTGACCCGCAGCGTTATTGCCCTTGGTGCTGAAAATGGCGTTCAGTATATTGACATAAGGTTTAGCGGAACTGCAAACACAACAGAAGCCCTCATAAATTTTGAATCCCCCACTCAAACTGTTGCGGCTACTGGCCAAGTGTGGACCAATAGTTGTTTTTTAAAGTCAATTTCAGCACCAGCCCCGTACACAGGTTTGCGCCTTAGCATCGTGGAGCGAACAAATACTGGCACTTTTGTTGCATCGGGTAACAGCCCCGACCTAACGCTAACATCCACTTTGAACCGATTTTCGTTCAATAGAACATTATCGGGGACAGGAACTCAAAGGGTGCAGCCCCGCATCTCTTTTGGGTTGGTAAGCGGAACGGCTTACAACTTTATCGTCCGCATCGGTTATCCGCAGATGGAGTTGGGTTCGGTAGCCACATCAGTCATCCCCACCACCACAGGCACGGGAAGCCGAAGCGCAGATGTCATCTCCGTGAGCGGAGCGGTCAGCGGGTCCATCGGGCAGACGGCTGGAACTATTTATTGTGAGTTTGCCTTTCTTGGCACGCCAACGGCAAGGAGCGGGCCGATTTACTTGAGGCAAGCCGCATCAAGAGGAATGGGTATTAATTTTTCCCCTTCAGATTCCCCAACGGGTATTTCCTTTATTTCAAGAAATGATGGAGGCTCAACGGTTTTAACCATTGTTTCGGGGGCATTGCAACTTGGAACATTTTACAAGGTTGCTATCGGTTACGATGCAGCAGGCACGGCGGTAGGAGGCTCTCAAGCCAGCGGTGTCGTCGCTTATGTCAACGGAGTGCAAACCGCTATCGGTACACTTCGGGTCCCCGATGCCGCAGGGTTGACGGAGTTTAGAATGTACGCAGCAAGTGCGGGTTCGGACACGGAGGCATTTAATGGACGCATCCGTGCCGCCGCCCTCTACACCACCCGCCTCACCGATGCCGAACTCGCAACGCTGACAACCCCCTAAGATGGCCACCTTCCGCAAGTTCGCCTTCCCCGACGGGGCCACCGCCGAGAAACTTTTGGGGGAATCCCTGCAACCGCTGGACTTTGCTGTGGCCGTGGGGGAGATAGACAAGGCCGTCTGCGTGGACATACTATTCCACGACACCTGCCCCGAAGACCTCGCCGCATTTGTCGTTTGGCCCGAACCCTGTGGCGTTCACTCGTTCAGCGGGTGGGAGGAACAATACGCCGCTGACTACAAAGAATTTGCAACATCACCCAAATAAACACACTTCCAACCATGGGCCTATTTAACCGCCGTAACGCCAACCCCGACCAACCAAAACTCCCCCTTATGAAATCAGCCGTCATCGCTCTGCTTCGCCACTTGCTCACCTTTATTGGAGGCACACTCGTCGCCAAAGGTATCCTTGACACCGCAACACTCACCGAAATTATCGGCTCGGTATTAACCCTATTATCAGTGGGTTGGATGGCTTTGGATAAATCAAAGGGCGAACCCAACAAGTAGTGAACCTAATCGAAACCACTATCATCGGCACCATCAGCGCAATCGTTGGCGGTGCTATTGCTTGGCTAACGAGGGGACGCTTCACGGCGGATTCGTTGCAGGTGAAGCAAGCCCAAGCGGTGCTGGCTATGTGGCAGGAAACCGCTGAGGCTCAAAAGAAAGAGTTGACCGAATTACGCAATGAGATTGTAAGTTTGCGAGAGCGGATAGAGTTGCTGGAGAACACCATCCAAGTACTCGAAGCCGAAAACGCAACACTTAAATCCCAGCGATGATTCTACCAACCACTAAGCACACAAGAAACATCCACGAAGTCACCTGCCAATCGGGGCAGGAGTTTCTTTTAATCAGCGACCTGCACTGGGACAACCCCCATTGCGATAGGGGGCTGCTGACCAACCATCTAAAGGAAGCCCAACGGCGCAACGCAGGAGTCATCGTCAACGGTGACTTTTTTTGTTTGATGCAAGGCAAGGGCGACCCCCGCAGGAGCAAGGAAGACATACGGGAAGAACACAACAATGCCAGGTACCTGGATAGCATCGTCAACACCGCCGTGGAATGGTTTGCACCATACGCAAAGAACCTGCTGCTGGTTGGCTACGGGAACCACGAAACAAGCATCATCCACCACCAAGAAACCGACATCCTGCAACGCTTCGCAAGCACGCTCAACTACGCCACGGGGTCAGCGGTTGAGGTCGGTGGCTACGGCGGGACCATAGACATCCGAGTACAACACGACGGAATCCGTGGGGTCAACTTCGTGGTCCACTACTACCACGGCGCAGGGGGTGGCGGACCCGTCACCAAGGGGGTCATCCAAGACCAACGCC